AATGTATTGCAGTTCAGGTCCAAGGAGTTTGAAGGGCCACAGTTAATCTGTGTATATTGGGAGGACATCATCTCAACAGCGGGTTGGGATGAAGGGGAAGATATAGAACCACCCAAATTAAAATCAATCGGGTGGTTCCATTCTTCTACCGATAAGGTATTAAAGATAGGGGATACGTTGGGGGAAGATGATAAACCGTATGGTATTACTGCCTTTCCAGTTGGGTGTATTACCGCGATTGACGAGATTTCTTTCGATCAGCAGCATATTGAAACAGCGTAATCCCCTCCTTATCGAAGAACACGTCGCGCCACAGTTTACCTGATGGCGCTCTCTTATACATATTGAGCCAACAGAAGCGGGCGAAGTGCAGTCTCCTGTCCTCCGCCCATTCTTTCTCCTGCTCAGGACTTGGATTTAGCACTGTGAATCAGGATGTCGCAGTAGTCCTTGATCTTCTCAAGGTCTTCAACACCACCCTTCATATCGTACCGACAGATGTACTTCACGATGTTCCCCTCAACGAACCCCATGTTGTTCTCAACAATGAAGTCGACAGGTTGTATCGGCATATCGTAGTGCTTAGGAACGCGCACGTTTAAACCCCTCTAGGATGTCCTCTAACTTGTAGTAGACCTCACCCTTATGCATCTTCCATCGACCACCTAGTGCGTCCCGCACCTCATTAAGGACAGCCTCAGTCCATCCATTGGTGGACGGTGTTGCTGTCTGTTTCTTTACCCATGATGCGGACACCCATTCCTGTCCATCCACACCACGGAACTTTTCATCTACTCCCGGTTCAATTATCATGTAGTTCGCTTATCTCCAAGTTGTACATATCTGCGTGAGTCTTAAAACCATTTGACTTGTCAACCCTTCCTTTCTTCATCAGCCTAGCCTTATCAAAGAACTCATCCCTGTCTATAAATCCACAGAGCCATACGCTCTTTACTCTCCGGTCATCAAGCGTGACGCTTATGAAAGCATAGCGATCAGGCTGTTGGTGTGTACTGGTCTTGGCTACCGATACATCGTAGTGCATCTGAGGGTCTACGCTCCTGCGCTTGGTCTTGACTTCAATGGTTTCACCCTTATAGATCAGGTCATACCAGTAGTCATCCTGTACCCACAGTGCGTTGAGGTGTTGGGCCAAGGCTAACTCACCTAACCTGCCGGCAAAGTTTCCATCCCCACCCGTGATTGAATTGTTCAGGCTTCCAAGTTCTGCTGCCCACTCGACAGCATCCTTAATCATATCTGAATCAAACTTTAGTTGTTCCACATCCACTCCAGTATTGCGTCGTCAAGTTCTTCCTTGGTTTCAAACTCACGATCATCAAAGTATTGATACCACGGTCCGGCACTAGCCTTAGTGATGATAAACTTCCACCTGTTATCGAGGGTTCGGTATCTCTCTGCGCCCCATCCGTTGACCTCACCGATGTTGACGTTGAACGATGACCCCTTCCCCCACTTAATAGAGCGATCCGACATACCTAAGAAACGCATCCCAGATATCCTGCTCCTCATCAGAGTTTGCATTGGTGGATTCATCTTCAAGCATTTCCTCCAGTTCTTCTGATGGCGAATCTTCCGACAGACAGATTGCCGAATGGATGTGGAATAAAGTGATTTGGTTTTTTTCTACGTTCATTTGATTTTCTTTAGTCCGTTGTAAAGTTTGAGTGCTGCAAGGAACAACTCGTAATTATCTACCCACTCACGCCTTGACTTGGCTCCCACCTGATATCTACCAGTGGCTTTGTCCAGTCTCAGCACGATGGTCTGGTCAACCAGATCACCTGTGTACTCCTCCCATGCCTGAGCATAGGCTGCTACCTGAAGGTGATACTCTGGATAGATTCCCTTGCTGGTCTTCCAATCAATGACTGACTTGACCCCATTCACCGTGGCGATACAGTCTACCGTGCCGGCATACAGATCACTGCGATTGAACAGTTTGGCCTCTGACTTTTCAAAGTGTACGTCATGGTCATAGACCCACTCAAGGAATGCCGTAACAGAATTGCTAGGCTCAGGTTCCTCCGGCATAGGCGGAAGATTGTCATCACCGAACTTGCCATCATCCTCGATGAAAGTTTCAAGTGCCTTCTCGATCCACCTGTGAGTTTCATTACCGATCTCTATAGCACCACCACTTGAACCACGGTAGGCTGACTTGATTCCCTTGACTAAGGCGTCTAGGGTAAGGCGTGATGTGTACGTAACGACATCCGGGCCTTGGTCCAGTTCATCATCAACGAACAGACTTTTCTCAAGCCACTCACTGCCGGTCTTGAGCGCCCACGGTATGAGTGCGGGCTTGGCTATCACACCCAGAACTTTGGTAGCACTGGGTACAGGATTGCCATTGGCCCTGTATGCGTGGAGTTTGGAGTCGAAGGCGAGATCAACGACCTCGCCATCCCAATAGGTTAACTCCAACTTAGAAGGGGACGGTGTCGTCCGCGCTACCTGCATCACCGTAAGGTTCCTGAACCTTACCGCTGAGGTACTTGAGTCCATTCTGCGACTCGGTAAGCCACATGGAAACCTGAAGTTCCTCACCGTTGGGGGTCTTCATCGACCCGGTGTAGTCGGGACGCTTCTCGTTGTCGCCCTTGTCGTTTTTGAAGAGGGAAATATTTCCCGGTTTGATTTCGTATTTTGACATTTTGTTTTCCAGTTGTTGCTGATCTAACAGCGATTGATGATAAAGGTCTTGGGTATCATCTTCCCAATAAGATTCCAACTCGCCCGCAGCGCGGGCATCTGCTATATCTTGCATGTCCAATCTGTTTTTATACCATGCGTAGTAGTGGTTCAAATTTCACAGGCTCCCGATGAACAGGCGAACTCTGTCTGCTTGTCTTGGGACTCCATGATGGATTCCCATTGTACTGCTTTGGTTCTTGGATACGACTTGATATCCTCCTTGGTACACACCTCATAAGGTGCTTCCACGTATGTGTGATTGCTGCTTTCCTTAGGCAGGAATGATACCCCGCTCAGGATTTCAAAGTTTTCCCAGCACCATGCACCTACCTCCGGCCACTCTCCCTCATCCACAGAAATTGTGACAGAGGGTTTGTGCTCACAGAAATTAAGGGCAAAGTGTTTCCACATTTCAAGGTGCTCAATCGCCGTGATGTCTGCGTTGACTACCGCACCCTTTGGTGCTTTCTTGGGGAAGGTGAACGACCATGCCTCGGTATTATATGGGTCCGTAACATGGGGCACACCGGCCTCGATGAGTGCATCACTGATCGGGTCCTTCTTGTCATTGCGAACACGACGCCAGTAGTTGTGGGCGTATCGTGGGTGTATGCCTGAGGCACTGTCTGTCAATTGACTGACTGAACCTGATGGTTTCACACAGGTGACTGCAACTGATGGGTTGATCCCCAACGCTCTGGCGAACTCGATGTTCGTATCAACAGCAACCTGCTTCAGTAGTTTCAACTGCTTTGGTGATGACTTCCTTAGCCATTCACAGTCGTAGATACCAGTGATGCTGACACCCAACAGGCGTTCTTCCTCAGAGTTATGCTGCCATCTCTTTGACAGGTAGCGGAAGTTAGTTAAGGTTGATTGCAGGGTTCCAAGTATGGATGCTGCTTTGATCTTTCTTGCCAGTTGTATTCCACTGTCATCAGGTCTGGCGATTACCTCACTGAGGTTGCACAAACCGCGCTCCCTCAATACCACCTCAGCGCAGGGGTTTACTCCGAACTCATGGGTAGTATCCCTTCTCTCTGGTGACATATTCCTGAGGGCTTCACGGTTAATGATACCGCGTTCACCTGACTTGGACTCGTAAATGTTCTGCCACTCACGCATCCATCCACCTACGTCCGGCTTGTCAGTATAGATCACACTGTTGTTTGACAGTGCTCTCTGACCATCCATCTCATACCACGCACCAGACTTAGCCAGTGCCATTCTCTGGTCCGATAGATTGGACAGGGATATCATGGCTGCTCTCCTGACTCCGCCTACTACGACGCAACTGGCGATGTAGCATTGGATGTCATGGCATTCGATAGAGGTTAACCGTCTACCGGCTGCACCCTTGATGACGTCTACCACTTTGGACAGCATTTCTTTCAACGGCTCAGGTCCAGAGGCTCTACCACCAAAGGTCAGGAGCGGTGCGCCGGCAGGTCTGATACGACTGAAGTCCCACTTGGGAATCTGCCCACTGAAGGCCAGTGCAATCGTTTCTTTGAGTGCTTTACACCACCCTATCTTGCTGTCAGCCACGGTGATAACGGTATCGCTATCATGGAAGTCTGACGCTACGGCAGGCAGTTCTGCGATGTATTGTCTCTCGACTGAGAACCCAACCCCGACCCCACATAGAAGCAAATATAATGATTCATCAAAGGATCGTAGGCTGTCAACAGGGAGGTATGAGCAGTTGTATGAAGCGATCTCATCACGCTCTAGAGCAGGACCGGCAGTCATAATCGCCCTCATACTAGGGACTACTTCCATCTGCTCGATTGCTACGAACAACTCCTGATAGATTGGTTCGACTACCTCAGGATACCGCTCCATGAAGAACGAAAGGTACCGATCAATCGACTCCTCCCAATTCTCCCTGCGCTCAAACTCAGGCACCCATCTGGCGTACCTGCTTTTGAATATGAACTCCTGATAGGCGTCCATCACATAGACACCTTGGGGCTATCGTTTTTGGGTATGGCTTTCTCTATCTCCTGCTCAAGGAGTTTAGGTCCGGTGACAAAGCAGTCACCGGGGAGACAGCGGGTACTGAAGATCATGCACGATTCAGTAGGTGCGTCGATCACGATGCTCAGTGTGGTTCTATCCGGATCAGTGAACCAGACTACCGCGACGGGGCCTGACCCACTGAACCCGAATGCTACCGGGTGCTCGCCATGCGTTTTCTTGAGGGCGTTGTACAGATCACGCGCATCATCAGCACAGACCATTGGGATAGGTTGATTCCTGCCCTTAAGTCCTTCAGGCATAGCCTGTTGTCCAAAGGCAGGGGCAGCCAGCAAGGCTGCTCCCAGAATCAGGGCCTTCATGATGCCTTCTTCAGAGTTTCTTTGAACTCAGCCACATCAGCCTTATCTTTGGCGTTCATGAAAGCCTCGTAGCCTTCAGGTGTTGCCCACTTGGCAGGGTTGCGTCCGTTGAATGAGCCGGGGTGATAGGCGTAGCGGAAGATACCGAATTTCACGGCTGCCCGCTTGAATGCGTCAGAGATTCCTCCCTTGGCTCCCTCGATGTTGGTGTCATCTGCACCGTCACACTTGGTGACCCACTCACCGCAGAGTCGGACAGAGAGTTTGCAGATCATGCGATCTCCGATGTACTCATACTCATCCTGCCATCCATCGACACCCACTGTGGCATCAAGTCTGTTCATCACATCACGCGCAGTGATGTAGGCTAGTTCCTTTCCACCGCCGGGTCCTTTACGGAAGGACACAGCAGAGATCGGGAAGGGTCGGGCCAGTGCCCGCATTACGTTTTGTACGTCTTGGTTAGGAGTCATTCTTTTCCTCTGGTTCGTATCTCAGGTTCTCAAGGCACACCGTGCCATCACCTGCATAGGATACTTTGTATTTGTCAGTGACGGTTCGCGTCTTGACTATGGTTGTGCCGGCCTCCGGCAACATGGCTTGTTCGTAGATATTATCAAACGTATCAAAGATACGTGGGATATCGAACGGTCGTAACATCGTTGTCATCGTTTAACTCTCCAATTGTTGATGAACCACTCCGCATCGACCACCGCTAGGGGTCTGGCGTGATTCCGTTTTACAATTAATAGCGGTTCATGTAGTTCTTTACTGTTCTCAAGACACTGGTTGTAGGATTTGTGCAGGTTCAGGCGCTCTGTGTTCTTGCACTCAATGCTGAATGGGAACTTGAGTCTGGCCTTAGGGCTGAGAAGAACGTCCTCTCCTGAGCATCCCATGCTGCGTGAGGTGACATCATCTGGGTCCAGTCCAGTGAACCTGTCCAGTATCCAGTTGACTACGGTCTGCTGAAGCCTCCGGCCTTTGTCCTTGCAACTACTCGGTTTCACTTTTCATTGCCTCCCATGATTCGACTCGCTCCAGACCGATCAGGTCATAGCGACCAAGGCGTTTGAATTCCTTGATGTCCTCCTCTTGGATGTACGACTTCAGCATCTGCACCAGATCATGTAACTCATCCAGTGTGTAGCACTTCTTGAAGGTGTGGAAGTAGTGTTTACCGGCCACACTATACAGTGCGAATGGTACTGATTTCTCAGTCAAGTCCGGCCTCCCTTAGTGTTGCGTTGTT